TTTAGCAGGAGCTTTGCCACCGACATAGGCTTCATTTACATCAGGGGTATTTGGGTCATCTGCCACATAATGACCTTTTTCATCTCTAGCTCTTACTGGTTCACCTTCTTCTGCTTTTGCATCTACTTTGACTTCCATAGCCCAACCATTAGCAACGAATTGATTCATCAAATCTTCTTGCCAATCTTCTTGAGCTTCTACAATTTCATCATGGACATATAGTTTTTGTGTCAATCCATGTTCATCATTGCTACCAGCTTTCGGTACAAGTATTTTAAATTGTTTCATTATTTACCTCTTAAATAATTACTAAAACCTTTCATTGGTTTTTTTGGCTTACTGCCATGTCCCATTTTCATAGGTTTTTTTGGTTTCTCGTTTTCTAAATGTCCACCTTTCTTTTTAGGTTTCTTTTTGTCTTTGTCCATGTGATAAGGCATTGTTTTCTCCTTTTAAAAAAGAGGGGTGTTGCCACCCCTCAAAAATACATTGTTATGCATTATGTGGTGTAAATGCATTGTCAGTAGAATGTCTAGCATGTCCTTTGACAATCATAACACCTAAAGGTGTACCATTTGAATGTGTACCAGTTTTTGCTAATACAGCTCTCAAATATCTTTTACCACCAACATAGCCTACTCTGAAAATGCCACCAGCAGAATCAGGGTCACCACCAGCAGTTCCATCTAACTTTAAGAATATTCCACCTGAAGCGATAGTTCCGTCAATGATGTCAGCTTGTGTTACATCTGTATATGTTGAATCATCATCAGAATGCTCTAATGAAACTTCAAAGAAAACAGTTGAAGATAAAGTATCTCCCTCTGCTCCAACATCTACTAAAGCAGTAGCTGATTCATAACCTTGTAAATCAACTCCTGTTCCGTTAGCCGCAGCTGATCTAACAGCTACCGCTAAACTGACAGCAGGACTTATGTTATTGCTTAAATCTTTCATATTAATTTACTCCTTTATTATGCTGAAACTTTTTGTTTAACAATTGCTTCAGGAAGTATTACCTGACCACCAACTCTTCTTCTTGCAATGTATCTGACATTACCTGAAGTAGCTTGTGTGAATGGGTCTCTAAGGACTGCCATCGCAATTCTATCTACGATCATATATCCTCTGCTGAAATCACCAAAGGCAATAGGGAAGTTACCAGCACCAACACTAGGCATATCTGTTGCTTGAATGTATGGGAAGCCTAATACTGAATTAGGAACACCACTTGTAAGCATCATACCTGCTTGGAATACATACTGACCAGCAGTATCTTTTAGCTTTCTAATTTCTGCTAATGTGCTTCTATTGAAAACAAAAGTAGCATTTCTGCTGTATTCTGATTTGATACTGTGAACCAAAGAAATAAGACCATCACCAGTAAGGGCCGCACCTGCACCTGAAACTACTTCACTAACACTGCTGTTAGTCATAAAGCCTTCAGGTTTACCAACTGCATTACCACTTACAAAAGCTGTACCTTCAGCTTTAGCGAACTGTTCTGCAAACTCTGATTGCATTTCTGCTTCAAGATTGAACACTGAATCCTCTAAGTCTTGCTCAGAAATATCAACCATCGCATAGTATTCGTGTGCTGGTATTTCTTCTAGCCCAACTTGGTAACCAGTAGTTTCTGATCTTGTGCCACTTTCAGCTACCCATTGTGCTGAAAATTGTCCAGTTCTTTTTGGTATTTGAATTGATCTTTGACCTGTTGATCTCACTCTAGCAATTGATCTGATAGGTGATATTTCGGTCACATCTTTGATTAATTCTCTTACATATTCTGGTGGAGCTAAATATCCACCTGTTGAATCGTTAGATACTGTTAATGCTTTTTTCTCTGCTTCAGAAAGAGCATCAAATCCTTTTCTGCAATATGCATCAAAGGCTTGTAGAGTTTCATCAATTTGCTTAGTTTCTAATCCTGCATTTGGTCTTTTTAAGACTGTCTCAAGATTTGATACTTGCTCTTTGAGATTCTCTTGATTTAGATTGGCTTGAGTTATTTTTTGGTTTACATCTTCAAATGCATCTAGCTTAGATTCAATCTTTGCTAATTTATCGTCCAGTAAACCATCATAACTTTCACCCTTTTCAAGTGCATCTAATCTTTCATCATTTGCTTTTTTGAATTCCTCAAAAGCATTTCCGATATTATCAACTGCACTCTTAATTTCGTTATTTTCCATCTTTTCTCCAAGAGTTAAATTTATTATTAAGGTTGTTTAAGGCTTCTGCCAATTCAGCATTCCTATCAACATCTCGTTGTATAAATACCTGATGTACAGCTTTTGCCGCCATCTTTGCTTCTGAACGAGAAAGATTGAAAGCATCTCGCATTCCATTTTCCCACTCTCTTATAGAAAAATCTTCACCCTTTACACTACGAATTCTAGCCGATTGATTCATAGGAAAAGTTACTAAAGATATTTCCATTAATTCCACTTCTTCAAGAATCCTCTTGTTTGAGGTCTTGTCATAGTGAGTAGCTTTCGGATTCGGCTTAAATCCTATGCTAAGTCCGTCTAATGCACCCATTTTCATTAACTCAAAAGCATCTCTCCCAGCTTGAGTTTTTAGTGCTAATCTGCCTTTTACTCTCAGTCCATGCTGATCTTCTTTGATTTCATCAAATACTCCGATTGGCATATCTGATTTATGTTGATACAAGAGCTTGACCCCTTTTGCTCCTTTTTTCTTTAATGATTTTTTGAATGCTCCATACTTGACAACATCATTGCCTAAGTCAGCTTTATTGAAAACAGAACCATAACCTTCAAAAACTCCCTCTTCTTTGTTCTCTTCTTCATGGTAGGCTTTTATTTCTGTCTTGAATTCAAGGTGTTCAGTTTCGTGAAACTCTAAAGGTTCATCGTTTTTGACATCTTCGCCAGTTGCTCTCACATAATCTGTATGTGTTTCGCATGGCATATACACTTTTCTTCCATCTTCATCGTGTTCATGGAAACCTACACAACCAATTTCTTCAGCTCTTTCTTCAGCTTCTTCTTGTGTAGTAAAAACATCTTTTCTTATTTCTTCTTTAGCTTCTTCGGAATCTTCCTTTTTTGAATTGTACGAACTTGCACAGACAGCTAACCTTTGATCATTTTCATATTCTGAGGTCATCGTCTTATCTCCCATACATCTCTGCATAAAATTTTGCCTACTCTCTCCTGTTTTCGGTTTTGGTATCGGCATACACTATATATAGTAGTTAAATTCGTAGTCTAGCACAAGATATATTATTCTATCAAACTCAAATCTTCTTCATCTACATAGACAACAACACACCGACAATTTACAACATTTTTTGCACCACCCCTAGGGTCACCGGGATATTTCATTCTTGCTCCATTTATTGAGAAGTCCTCGTCCATTTGTCTTACTTGACCATTTGCTCTAGCATGAGAATCTCTTGTTCTGCCATCACCAACCGCAACCCACCTTTTATAAAGGGTTTGACCAAGTTGTTCGCTGATCTTTTTATTGTATTCTTGCGATGCAAAACTCGCCGCACTATGGGTTTCAGTTCTCGCAATTCTTGCTGATCTTAATAAACTGAATCCTCTTATAGCTTGTTTAACTTCTCTTGCTAGTTGTGGCAAAGTAAGGTTTTCATTTCTTTTGTTTCTAATCGTTCTTAATATTTGTCTTGACTGATTTGCCGACAAAGTTTCAAAAATAATATTTCTTTCTCGTAGATATTCTTTAAATATTTGTTCAAAAGTGACTGCTGTACCAAAGGTTGTAAACTCTAAATTCTTAGTATCTGGGTCATAAAGTTCAATATTGTATTTGATAAATGCTTCAAATATTTTTCTTAGATTCTTTTCTATAACAGGAAACAGACTATTGAAAAGTCTTATTGTGTTTACATCTGGGTCATAATCAACTGCATAAAGAAGTTCATCGGCAACCCTGTCTGCATTTTTATTTAGCACAGTTCTGATATTTCTGTGAAATGCTTTTTCTAAATTATTTCTTAATCTAAGCTGTGTTCTTATTTCAAAACGAGTGTTAAACCTTCTCTTGCGGTATGCCTTTGTTTGGATAGCATGTCGCATTATTTTTTAGGTCTGCCTTGCGAATCAGTAGGCCCTTTAGATTTAAGGGGGTGTCCTTCAGGGAATAAATCCGTATCATGCTTTCCGCCTTGAAATCTACCAGTCCTCAAGGCAAATAAAAATGAATTCGTTCTGGCAAAGGCCCAGCGATCAGCACCACCTTGTCTCATAACTCCAGGCCTTACCGAACTTGGATTTGTATTAAAGGCCCCAACACCACGAAGAAATACTTTTTCCAACATTCCTAAAGTCACTCTTTTGGTTTTGTTATCTCCATATTTTTCGTTATGTTCATCAACTTTATTTTTGAGAGCTTCTTTTACTTTCGCTGAAACTTGTTTTTCTTCTACTTCAATTGGAATGTGAGAATCGCTTTCTAAGGGCTTTATTTTTTCATCTGGCTCTTTCCTACCCTCTAGCTTTTTTGTGAGCTCTAGGATTACATCTTTCATTCCTTGAGCCTTTAATTTAGGGTTTATTACTCCCCATTTCATCAAAGCGACCACACCAGAAACATTTGATAAGTTTGGTTCTAAGTCTCCCCCTACAAATTGGTTTCCGTCATTTACACTATGTCTAGCCGCCCATGCTTCTCTTTCCTTAATCCATTTCAGAACAGCAGGACTTTCATCTCCTTCTCTTGCTCTACCCCATAAATTAAATGCTTCATTACCCCTAATGTTTCCACCAGCTTTCCATATATCTTTCCCTACACTTCCACCATCTTCTTTTACATTTAAGGCAAAGTCATAATCAAATTGTGGATAGTTACTATTTCTTAAAGATATTTTTTTATCATCTCCTCTTTTTGGAAAATCTGTTGCTTTAGTTTCATTCTTGAATTCATCATCAAGGTCATCAAAATCTTCAAAGTCTTTTTCATTATCAGGCGGTGGTAATGGTTCAGACCCCAACGGAAACAAGTTAGCTGAGATATAAAGCTCATTACCACCTTCAACTGGGGAAAGTCCAAGCCTTTCTCTAGCTTCATTTCTAGTAATGATTCCTTGTGCCACAGCATTAGTTACATTTGCATAAATCAATCTTCTCCTTTCAGAAAGAGCAGGAATGTCATCAATATCAAACTCAAAATCTAAATTTTCTCCAAACATAGGTATTAACCATTCGTTTAGATCAGAAGCAACTTTTCTTAAATATGGAATGATTGTTTCTTCATATAAAGCAAGTCTAGCTTCTGCAACATTTGAATAAGTTTGCGAATCAGGAACACCAACAAGTTGGGACGGAACTCCAAAGCAAAGTGCTATGTCCGTAGCACTCATGTGCTTTAAGTTGATAAAATCCATGTCTTTAGGGCTCAGTCCCATCTCTTTCCAGTCAAAGTCTCCCTCTAAGAGTAGGGGACGACCTGCATTACTGGCCCCTGAAAATCTATTGTTCAAATCTGTCAATAGTTGTTGTCTTTGTGTTTCTGTTAAATTTACTGACATTCCAGTTTCGTCTTGTGGTTTGAATACCACAGCACCACTTGGTCTTGCTCCATTGTTTAATAAATTGACATTGTGTTTACTTGCTAAATTGTGTTGATCTATTTCCATTGCCGCGGCGGTTAATGGACTGCACCCATAGTAGTCATCAAGCGGATTCCAAAGTTTTATATGTTTGACTTCACTAAAACCATTCTCCTGATCAACAGGGTAAACTTTATCAATTCTGCCATTGACCATATATTCATAAGAATCAGGAATATAATTACTTCCACCTTTAATTACTATTCGGTCAGGTCTGAGTAAGTGTAATTCTTTTGGAGCTTGACCCTCTGCACCTACTTTTAAGATGTAAGCATTTCCTGATAAAAGTAAAAAACCAAATAAGCTATTGAAAAACTCTGTGTAGGATTGTTGTGGATTTGGTCTATCTATTAGATTATGTAAATCTGTATTTTCTAAAATTGAATCTTCTGCCTTAATTCTATATGGTACAGCACTTGCACCTTTTGATATTTCATTTACACAACGATATACGATAGCATTTTTCATATATCCTTCTTTTGCCAAATCTTGATACTTATACATTTTTTCTTGTGTACCAACATTGAAGTAACCCATGACTGAGCCTTTTTGTTTTTTCTCAGTGTTCAGACCGAACACTTTTCTTATGTCATCAAATATAGCCATTAGCTTATTCTCCAGTTTACATTACCTGATGATTTACTCAACTCGCTTAGACCCCAAACTAGAGCATCTAATCTATCAGGACTGTTTTGTTTATCTCCTGTATATGAACACATTTGTGATTCTAGTTCAGGGAATATTCCCAAATGAAATACTTTGCCTTGTTCATAAAGAGCAGATATAGGTTCTGCCCTAGTTATTTTACCCCTTGTAGCTCTGACTGATCTATAAGGAATATTGGTATCGTGTGTTCTAATTAGCCTTTCCACTAAATCACCACCATTATTTACTTCAGCAACAATACGATCAGCTCCCCAATCATAAAAAGCATTTATCGCTATTCTAGCCCATTTATCAGCACTATATCTACCTGATAAGTCCTCTAATACATAATAATAATTGTTGAAATCTTTGCCAACAACCACAATACCAGTTTCATCACTTGTCTCATTTGCTGTAACAGCAGGGTCAATTGCTACAATAATTTGTTTCAAATCTCGTTCTTCTTCAAGATTAATCCGTGTTTTTTCAATCATTTTATTGTTCCACAATGCTCCCTCAACATCATCTAACAGTTCAGCAAAGAGTTCTTGTCTGCCTAAATTTGTACCTTCGTATCTTTCTTTCAGCATACTCAAAGCTGAACCAGAGAGATTTTCTTCGTTCTCAAAGGTATTACCAGTGGTCAAATGAACATCTTTTCTTTGCATAAGTTGTTTAATTATTTCTGTAGGTTTTGGTGTGGTTGTGATGACACACTTCGGATTTTCTCCTAAACGAAGTCCAAACATCAATTGATCAAATGCTTCTGGGTATCTCCAAGCCGCTAGTTCGTCACACCAAGCCCTATGAAACTGAGGCCCTCTCAATCTATCAGGATTGATAGCCGCGTAACCGATGATTTTAGAACCATTAAAAAGAGTGATTTCTTCCCCTCTATAACTTGAATATCCAGATACTTCTTTAGATAAACATTCTTCTGGGATAATTGACATCAAGCCTGAAGGGCCATTGAAACAAACTCTTCGTAAATCTCCATGAGTAGGTGCGACAACTGCACATATTGAATTAGGATTTCTGAGTGCATATAAGGCAATATCTTGAGCTCCTGTTCTTGTTTTACCCCAACCTCTACCTGCAAGGATTAACCAAACATTCGCATCATTATCAGGAATGATTTGTTTAGGTCTAGCAGTTTTTAACCACTTAGTGTACAGAGCTATCGTTGCTTGTTCTTCGTTGCTCTGCAACTGTGTCAAGCAATTCCATAGCTTCTCTGAATGCTGTGTTTTGGACATTTCCATTTATCTCAACATTTTCTGTTGTTTCTCCTAATGCAAGTTTGCCTATTTTTTGAGCAGTCAATGCCGCATTTGCTAAAGCATTTATTTGAGTTGGCATCAAACTATTTTTGCCATCTTCTAAATTTTGCAAGTTTTGCACAATTGCTTTTTCAATTGTTGTCATCAAAGTTTTTGCTACTCCAATACTTCTGGTGTCTAAAGTTTTGCCCTCTTTGACCAAAGCATTTGTTCTTTGTTTGTCAAGTTTTTCTTTGTATTGGATTTGTAATTGTTCTCTTTCTACTTTCCACTGTTCTTTATTAGCTACTCTGTAGAGAGTTGATTTGGCTACTTTATATTCTTTGTGCAGTTCCTCAAGTGTCGGAAAGTTCTTCAGACCTTCATCATCACTTACACCTTGAACAAAATCATTTCTGATTTTTAACTTTACTGTTTCTGTTAGCTTTTGTGTTGTGGATTTTTTGTTCATAAATTCTTAGTTATTCTCACAAATAATACTTCAACTTTTATGCAAATGTAAAAATTATTTTTTTATGACATATCCCATAAAATTATAACTTTGCCAAACTTTTGTCGCTTGACCGATATAATTTATTTCATCTTGGAGCTCACTTTCTGTTTTACAGAACATGCTTATACTAAGTTGTAAGTCTTTCTCCAATATCTCTTTATCTGTAAAGTTTTTCCTTTTTTCTTGTATGTGAAGTCTGTGTAATGATTGTTGAATTTTTGCATCATCTAAATGTACTTTTTCTGCCAATAAAACTACACCACCTTCATCAACAACATTTTTCATTATCTCAACTACTCTTGCTCTTTTCTTTTGTCCAAGAAATTGGAGAAAAAACATTGAGACTAAAACTGAAATAAAATCTTTATGAGTATGTGGTTTATAAGAAATATTTGTTTTACCTAAAAAATAATCTTCTTCTACATCACCCTTGATAAATTCAAAATCTTGCTTTCTGTTTTTCATATCTACTTCATCAATACCAATATATCTACAATCAGGAATCTTGCTTAGATTTGACAAGAATCTTCCAGTAGAACAACCCATATCTAAAACAATAGATTCAGGTTGTGCATTTTCGTGTGTAATATTTTTGAATATCTGATCTAAGGTATTCAAATTCGGAATTGATAATTCTATGTGTTTATCAAAATCCGACAAATTTTTAAAGTTAAATCGCTTTATCATATTTCTCCTTTTTCAACTTTTTGAATTCTAGTTCCTAACCACTCCATAACATTTACAGACATTGCCCTTCCACATGCTTCATATCTTTTTGAGATAGGTGCTTCTTCTTTTGGCTTTCCTCTGTATGGAATTTGTGTCCAATTGTCAGGTAAGCCCTGAAGTCTTTCAGTTTCAAGCGGTGTCAATCTTCTTAAAATGTCTTGTTTTAAAATACATGGTTGCCTGTTTCCACCTGTCATTGCTGTAAGTGTTGGAGATATTTCTTCTTTGTGTATTCTTGGTGTACCATCTTTTGACCTTTGTTCAAAACATAATGTTTCATTTTCTTCATAATGAATTGAAGGTATTTCTGTAGCTGTC